CTTAGTGTTGCGGGGTACCATTGGTGGTCCTTAGTGTTGCGGGAAAAAGTAATGCTGCTGGGCTGCCACACGGGTGTCAAAGAGGCGGTGTAAGAATTAAGGGCCCTTTGAATACCAGTGTCACCCGTGGGGAGTAACTCATCTGGATCCAATTCGACCGCGGTTGCTACAACACCTGAAGTGTTAGAACCGACCGCGGGGACGAACTGGATGGTGCATTTGTTATACCGGTAACGCTCATAGGCTCGGGCTACTAAGGCCAAACGACTATTAACCCAGCATGCCGGGTTAGCATCGAAGACCCCAGCTAGGCCAGAGGCGTTGCCAGTGTCGATGTTTCCGATCACCTCATGGCCAGTGACACGGATGTGCCCGTTGCCCAGAGTTTCAGTACGATAACTTGCTGAGGTTAGCATCGTACCAATAGCAGCTGGTGCGGACACGGCCGTTTCCATGGCCCTGCGGCGATTGCGCTTGTTGCGCCTGGTTGTTTTAATTGTGGACATTTTGGAGGATGGCTTGACCATCGTGCTTAAATATGGGTTTCCGGAAAGCGGACCGGGACTGTACTCCTAACCAACGTTGTTCCACCGTGCAGTCTCTTGGCATTAAATTAGCACGGCTGGCGGCCGATTTTGATGGATTAAGGCTAGGACCCATGTTACCACTCCTCGGGTTTTAAATAAGGGAAGCTCCAATTGAATCGATCGATCCCTTCCCCAACCCTCGTCTTGCCAAGATCGAACGACCATCGTTCGAGAGCTCTTTCCAGCTGAAGCTGTTCATTAACATCCATTCCCCACGCCAGGTGGAAAGAATTCCTGGCGGCGGGAGTGATTGGTCTTTTCCCAATCGACCAATCACGGGGGGAGAGTTGGCTAAGCCTATAGTTGTCGGCTATGGCGCCTTTGTGTAACTTTTCCTTCTTGTTTCTAATTTGCAAATCGCATTGTTGTATGACTCGCAACAAAAAGGGCTGTAACACTGGGCAGCCACGAAGCATTGACAATTCGCCAAGAGCAACCGTTTTCATGTACCGGGCTCTGGCAGTGGTAACTTTAGAAGTGATCCCAATCTTGGACATGATTTTAATTGGGCTACGGACCATGGTCCAAGACCCATCTACAAAGACGGGCTTGGATTGGCAAAAGTTCACTTCTTCCAATCTCGTTGGTCTGTTTTCAATGGCCATGACAATGCCAAACTGTCTAAAGAAGTCGACGACTACTTGGTCTGACAACAGTGGGCCAGAGTGCGCAAACACACTGTCGTCACCGTCGTCGAGGAAGTCAAAATCGACTTCCAAGTAGTTGCCGAAAGCCGCCAACAACACGCTCATAATGATACAATTACCACCAGCGGTGTTGGCGTCCCCTGACATCCTTTCCCCATCCACCTCATACTTCTGCTCAAAGGTTCCAGTTTGAGTTTTAACTTTAAAAGAACCTTTGTTTTTAAGTTGAGCCTTGAGTAACCTGCGAAGGTCACCGTAGCTTGTGGATTGCCAGAACCGATGTTCAACTTCTCCAAGCAATTCAGGGCCGAGATGGGCGTCCCACCTGAAAGCATCAAGCTCCAAATAGTTCCACCCGGGTTTGCAAACTTG